ATCACAATCGTTAAACATATATACAGTCCGTCCCACGCGGACATTTTCCCAATTTTGTCCGCGTACGGCGGACAGCACTTTGCACAATAAAAGCGGTGTCCGCCAGGGAAAGACACCGCTTTTGCAAACTATTTTATTGCATTTGTTCACTTTTTAATACTTATTATAACACATATGCCCGAAATTTTTATGCATTTTACCAACTTGACAAAAACGCTTTACCCGACTAAAGTGTTAGTCCCGTCTAATTGTCTATACAATTTCACAATTATTCACGTTTTCCTCCCGATTCGCACACAATTCTTCCGTTTTATTAACTCATTTCACCCGAAAAGCGGGCAAAACCGCCCGTTTGTCCGCGGGACGCGGACACTTCCGAAACGGCAACTTACTTTAGTCCGGTAAAGTGTCCGCGGGTGGCGGACAATGGGTGTAGGGTTTATGTGTGTAGGATTAGTGATATAAATTTTCTAGAAATTTTTCTAGAAAAAGTATTGATATATTTCTAGAAAAGTGGTATTGTAATATCAGAAACAAGGAAAATCAATAATACAAAATAGAAATGGAGGAAACAAAAATGAAAGAAATTAAGAGACAAAGTGGCTATGAAGTTGTAGTAACAAAATATGGAAAAGAGATTGTCAGATATAAAGTTGATTCATTATTAACAGCAAATGGATTAGTAAAAACTTTCTGTTCACAAGCTATGAAAGAAAATAGTGAAATTTTCTTTTCCATCTATGAAAATGGAATAGAAATAGTAAATGGAGAACATTTTTCGGAAGATGCTTTTTATTACTACTCAGATCTTAGACCGGAAATATTTGCTACTTACAAGATGTCTTGCAATAGATAACATTAAAAAATGGAGGATTTCACAATGATTAAAATTATGCTTATAAAAAAACGAATTATCAAAGGATGAGAAAGATTTTTTTGAAAAGATGAATCCGGGATTCAGTGTAACGGGGGACGTATTATGTTTGGATTCAGATGATGGTAGTGGCGAAAAATATGTAGTTTTTAAAGGTCCGTATACTAAGACGTATTCTTGCCGCGAGTGCAAAGAATATTATGAATTGGCATATGTGGATGGATATGTTAGATTTGATAAGGAAACTTTTGACCTTATATAATAAATAACACGCTGACCTATCGGCACTACGGGGAGAAAAGAGGATAACATGAGAATTAATCAAAAAATGACTTATGAAGAACTTGTTAAAATGCAAAATAGCGTTGCTGACCTGCCTTTCTATGTAACAAGAAAAGTAGGAATGGAGTTTAAAGTGTATGCCTATTCTCACTCGTCTATGACCAACGGTTACATTCGTAAAAATGCAACCTATAATCCGAAACCATATAAAGGACGTTTTGGTGTAGGGTTTACTGTAAAATCCAACAATTCCGCAAGCACTCGTTATGCTTATTTAACTTATTATATTGAAATCAAACATTCAGTTATCTGTTCTGCTAACGATAATTGTACGTTGTGTCCATTGTATACGATAGAAAATGGAGAGCACTGTTTATATTAAGGAGGTCTCATCATGAGAGTAAAAGATTTTGTAAAAATGTATCGCGGTATGAAGTGCTTAGAAGTCGAAATTTACGCTAGTGTTACCATTTTTAATGAAGAATATTACGTATTAGTAAGGGAATTTCACATGGATTACGCAAAAGTCTATAGTGAAAGAAAAGAAAACTTCATGTCAGAGGAAGTTTTTGGTTTCGAAGTTGTGTCCGGTAAATTAAAACTTTTTATTAGGGGGTGCGAATAAATGCCACAATCAAAGGATTATAGTATCTACCAGGAACTTGATCTCTCACTCGACCAGATCAAGCGCGAACTTCCACGCGTTGCGCAGGCGGCAAATAGCCGCCTTGCCAAACTGGAAAAAATTCACGCGCGCGACCAATGGGCGTATGGACGCGTAAAAGAATTTTTTGCTTCGCAAGGGCGTGAAAAAAACCGTTTCTTGAAAGGCGTAAAACGATCGGATGCATCTATCCGGCAGGAATGGGACACGATGGTCGCTTTTTTGAACTCTCCAGAAACAACATTGGAGGGTTATCGAATTGCTGAATTGCGACGGCGTTTTGACAAGTCCGGGAAAATAGCCGAAGAAGTAGACGAAAGCAATTACAAGGACTTATATCGTTTTTTGACGTCCAATTTGTATAAGAAGAATTTAAGAAGAGAGTTAGACTCGAATCAGATCATTGATGATTTTCTTCTGAAAATGAGTGATAGTACTTATGATTACGAAGATATTATGGAGGAGTATAAAGAGTATCTAGACGGCTATATCACAGAAGAAGAACTTTTTGCAGAAAGTAGACTAAAATTGAAGTAGGTGAAAATATGTATCAATTAAATGTACCGATCATCGTAAACGGAACGGAAGATGTTTCACGTGAAACAATTTATTCCGTTGATGATTTCCCGTTTTCATCTTTCCAGACGTTGCGCGAATGCCGCAAGCGCGGCAGAAAGAAAAATCCGACCGTTTACTACGATGTGGAAATGGCGTTTGACATCGAGACAACTACTTTGGAAAAGCTGGATTACGCGCGCTATAACAAAACCGGGGAAAAAGTAGTAAAAGGGACGGCATTCATGTATCAGTGGCAGTTTTGCATGAAAGATACCGTATGTTTCGGACGCACATGGAATGAGTTTCTTTCTTTTTGTGAAAAACTGCATTTATACTTGCAAACATCGGATAAAAAACGTGCAGTTGTTTACGTACATAATCTTTCCTATGAATTCCAGTTTATGAAAGATTTCATTGAGTTTTCGGAAATTTTTGCGCGTGACGCTCACAAAGTAATGAAATGTTTTTCCTATCGTTATGGGATTGAGTTCCGCTGTTCGTATTTTCTAAGCAACATGAGTCTTGCGAAATTCTGTGAAAACAGTGAGGGTGTAACCCATTATAAACTGGTTGATACGTATGATTACAAAAAACTACGTACACCAATAACACCTCTTACGGACGTTGAACAGGGATATTGCTATAATGACGTTCGCGGTCTCTGCGAGTGTATCCGCGCCGCGCGTAAAGAGGACAACATCGCAGAAATCCCCCTTACCTCCACTGGCTACGTCCGGCGCGAGTTCCGCCGTGCCATGCAAGCGGATAAAAACTATTATCCCGATACCTTTACTGATCTTGCGCTTACGTTACCGCAGTACCAACTCTGCAAAGACGCGTTCCGCGGCGGCAACACCCACGCCAACCGCATCCACGCGGGTCACACGATCACCGCGAGAAAGGGGGAGAATGCTATCGTTATGGGTAGCATGGATATTTCGAGCAGTTATCCGGCGCAGATTGCAATGGGTTACTATCCCATGAGTGCATTTCGGGCGGTTGATATCACGTCTCAAGAACAATTTGACAACTTGTGTGATACTCGGTGTGTTATTATGCGGGCACAATTTGACAACTTGCGTATCAGAGACGGCGTACCCGTCCCATACATCCCGTTGTCGAAGTGCCAGAAGCACGGAAAAGATTGTGTGATTGATAATGGTCGCGTATTATCTATTGATTGTTGCGAGATTGCAATGACGGAAATTGACTTGGAAATCATAAGAAACCAGTATGCTTACGACTTTTTTACCGTGTCGGAGTGTTACGTATCCGCGCGCGGAAAATTACCTAATAGTATGCGTAAAACTATGATGGCGTTTTTTATCGCAAAAAGCAAGTTAAAAGGAAACCCCAACAAAATATATGAGTATATGAAATCTAAGAATAAATTGAATAGTACGTTTGGTATGTGCGTCACCGATCTATTACAGGACGAATGGGAGATGAACCAAACCACGGGAGAATGGTCAAGGGAAAAAGCAGATGCGGAAAAAGCACTGAACACGTATTATGAAAGCAAGAATAGCTTTCTGCACTATCAATGGGGTATCTACGTTACCGCCCACGCAAGAAAACAGTTACAAGATATGCTGGACGTTGTTGGAATGGACGTTGTTTATTGCGATACGGACAGTATCAAATTTCTGCATCCGGAATTACACATTCCAGAATTTGAAGCCAAAAACAAAATACTGGAAAAACGTGCGATTGATAATGACATTCCTGCGTTTTGTGACGTTGGTGACAACCGTTATATTCTCGGCGTTTGGGATATGGATGACCTCTATATCCAGTTTAAGACCCTTGGCGCGAAAAAATACTGCGGCGTTGAATGGGACGAAAAAGCGGCACAATCCGGCAAAGACCCCGTGCGTTTTACGTCTACGGTCGCTGGCATGAACAAAAAATTAGGCGCGGAAAATATAAAGTGCTGTAATAATTTCCGTCTCTGCCGCAGAATGGAAAATGTCGGACGAACGATCAGTTGCTTTAATAACACCAAACCGCATTACATCAAAGTAAACGGGGAAGAAATTTTGACAGCAAGTAACATCGGAATTATTGATACAACTTATACCTTAGGAGTATCAAATGAATACTATGAAGTGTTGGTAAACTCTCAAGACGGAGTGATACCGGAATAGGAGAATAAAATGAGATTTTTTATCTTTTTTATGTTACTTTTAATCGCAACGATCTGTGCTTTGCACGAAGAGGAAATAGACCTTGCTATTCTGCTTTTATTTTTGGATATATTTTTTCTTTTTCTTATTTAAAAAAGTATTGACTTTCTGATAGAATAGTGATATTATAATACTTGTAATAAATAATAACCACATAAAGTAAAGGAGAAAAAAAACATGGTACGCACAAAAATTGAAAAATGGCAGTACGCTGTCATTGACAGAAAAACAAGACAGGAACTCGGTTTTTTCGAGTCTGACTCAGAATTAAAATCGCAGAAAGCCAAAAAAGATGCTGTCATCTCGGCAGGACTGCCGGAAGATTCCGTTTGCGTCTTAATTGACACGGTTTCCGCCCGCTACGAGATGCCGGACGAACAGTTCTTTGCCGAAGCAAAGAGACTGGACGATTAATCAGCGCACAACCGCGGTCTGGAATAGTCCAGATAAGACAACGATCAAAGCAAGCACCGCGGTTCTGCATAATAAACAAATTATATCAAAAGGAGAACGAATCATGAGCAAACCGAAAATGAAATTAAACAACGTAACTGTCAAATACGCAAAAGAGGAAGACGGCAAAAGCGTTCTTTCCGCGACTATTTCTGCCGATCAGCAGAAAGCAATCTTTGAAAAAATCATCGAAGATTTTGGCGAAGATGCCGCCGCAGAAGCGAAATGGATTCCTGCAAAGGAAACCTCCGAAGCTGGTTTGTACGTGAAAGCGCAGACCAATTACCGCGTTGACTTTTACGAGGACGGCGTGGAGAGCGACACAGTCGCAAGCGTTGACGAACTCGGCAAAGGCGCAGTAGTTGACCTGTTCATCTCCATTGGAGAAAGTAAGTTCCGCCGCGACAAGGGATTCACAGCTTACCTTTCCGCGGTAAATGTACACAAATTCGGCGATACGGAAAAATTTAATCCGTTTGCTTAATTACCATGATCTGGGTACGCGCCCCGACTGGCGGACGGTAACTTGAGTATTTATGTTACCTGTAGTTGATTGTTACTATATCTTGTGTTATAAAACTTCATTCCATACGTGTAAGAGAGCTACGTTTTCAAGCGTAGCTCTTTTTATACCCAGCGTAGCTCTGCCCTTACCCGCCGTCCATCCGCAGTCAAACGTGCGATCATCGTGCGATTAACGTGAGATTGACTGCGGAGAGACTGGCGGGGAACTGGCGGGACGTTAGAGATTCAGATAACCGTGGTAACGCGGAGCGGGAAAAAGAAGAAAGGAGGGCGTGAAACAAAAATGTTTCACGTGAAACAATGATTTTTTGGAACGATATTCAATGGGAAAAACTTTTTGCTGAATATAATGTGAAATTTGAAGCGGTAGACGATAACGGGAAAGCGATTCAGTATTACAATCCGATTCGTTTGTTTACGGAGCCGGACGTGGACGGGGAGTTCGCAGGCGTGGCAATTACGTGTTCTAACCGTAGTGCCGGAAAGACCAGTGCGTTTGCCGCGGCGAGTTGTATTTTGTGCAAAGAGTATGGTTTGCAGACCGGATGGATTTTTCGGACAAAAGGGGAAATGACGGGAGCGGCGGCGATGTACGAAGATATGCTAAGAATGTATCCTAAATTAGGAAGTGTGATTACCTATAAAAATCTGGACAAAAACGGAAATGTTGTGCGGTATTTTCTGGACGGCGTGCCATTCGGATGCGCGTTTAGTTTTGGAAGTAAGATGGACAGTGTAAAAAAATTGTCTCCGTATTTTCGGGATATCTACTTTTTGTTTTTTGACGAGTTCAGCATGGAAAGCGGACAATACGTAAAAGGGGAATCTGAAAAACTGCAATCGTTGCTATTGACGATTAGCCGCGGAAACGGAAGTCAGTCCCGATGGTTTAAACTGGTGATGGCATCCAATAATATTTCGTTGCTCAATCCCTATTTTGTATTTTTTGGTATCCATAAGAGATACCAGAAAGAAACAAAAATGCTGCATGGGAGCGGTTTTGTGTGCGAATTTACGCACAATGACAGTGCTAGTAAGGCGATGTGGGAAAATACTGCTCTGAAAGCATTCCGCGGCGGACACTATATGCAAAGCATGAGTGTTGGAGATCAGATGTTGATTGATGATGCCGTGTTTGTACAAAAGCCGACCGGACGGTCGCGGTATCTGTTCACCATCGAGCATAGTGGAAAAAGTTATGGAGTGTATGAGTATTACGAAGAGGGGTACATCTATATTACGCATAACTATAACCCGTCTTGTAATTTTGTCGCGGTTTTTCGGGACGGTGATCATACCCAAAACACGGTTATGTTGGAACACTATGATTATTTGTTTGAAAATCTAGTTGACGCATACCGCAAAGCATATTTGCGGTTTGACGATCTAGACAGCAAGAATATGGCGGTTGAGTTATTGGGAATTGATCTTTATAAATAGTTTGCGTATGACGGACAAAAGTACTTGACAGACGGACAGAACCGATGTATCATGAAAATACGGGGAAACCTTTTTCAGAGGGGTCGCCACGGCTGAGTAAGCCGCCCTGTCCTTGGCAGGTCAAAAGGTTTCCTTGTTTTAATGGGCAGGAAGAAAGGAGCAAAGATGGCAAATATCGTTTTTAATATGATCGTAGGAATGATGAAAAAAGAAAATGCATATCTTGCTTATACGGTACGATATAAAGGTGATGAGAAAGACACTTTGATTATCGTCCCACATGAAAATTATGAATCTCATATCCGTTACTTATGGGATTATTTTTTCATGGATGGCAACTCTTATAACAGTAAATCGCCAGTCCGATTCATTCATAACTTTATTATGTGTGATAAAGTTAGTGAGATTGAGGACTGGTTGAAATGGAATGATAAGGAGGTGGACGGATGGATGTAACAGTAGCACAGTCAATTACGCAGATGGTTGGAACACTTGGTTTTCCGATCGTTTGTTGTGGCGCACTTTTCTGGGATCGCATCAAAGCAGAAGAACGCAGAGCAAAAGAAGCGGAATTACATCGGCAGGAAGTAGCAGAATTGCAGAAAGCAATAGAAGCAAATACACTTGCTATTACCGCATTATGTCAGCATTTAGGAGGACAGAGCAATGAGTAAAATCGAAAACGCAGTTGCATGGGCGGAACAAATCGCCGCCGATAATCGACACGGTTACTCTCAGGTAAATCGGAACGGCCCCGATTATGATTGTTCATCATTTGTCGGAACGGCACTTGCGAACGCTGGTTTTCCGGTCAGCATTTACAGTACCACAAGAAATCTCGGCGAACAGTTGGAAAACGCTGGTTTCGTAAAATGTGGCAAACCGTGGAAACGCGGTGATATCCACCTTGCGGCAGGGCATCATGTAACGATGTCGGTTGACGCGAACCGCATCGTTCACGCCAGCCAGTCCGAAAACGGCGGGATTGATGGTCAGACGGGAGATCAGACCGGAAGAGAAATTTGTGTACGGACTTATTATGATCTGCCGTATGAGAATGCCGTCCATTATCGGTATGTTGTAAAAAACGAAAAACCGCAGAAACCTATTGAGAAATGCATCAAGACCGAGTCCGCACGTAGTTTTGACCGGAAAATTGCCGGAGCCTATCATACCAACGATCGTTACAATCTGCGCGTTGGTGCGGGGATGGACAAAACGGTCATTTTGACGTTGCCTACCGGAACCGGTGTTAGAAACTACGGGTATTATACCGGGAAATGGTATCTTGTGAAAGCAGTTGTCAATGGAATTGTCTATACCGGATACGTAGCAAAAGAGGGTCTGACACGTGGCTGATCTAACACTTGCTTACAACACTTGTATCGAAATTTGTAATGCACCGAACGTTGGTTACTCACAAACTTATCGCGAGGGGCAAACGGTCGGAGGTATTACGTACTATGATTGTTCGTCTCTCATGAGTTATTGTTGTACAGTAGGTGGTTTTTTGGCAAGAAACCCGTGGTTTACCACTCGTAGCATGGATGGGTATCTGATCGGCGCGGGATTCCAGAAAGGAACCGCAAACCAGCCTTGGAAAAAAGGCGATATTTTGTGGCGTTCCGGGCATACCGAAATGGTATATGACCCGGCAGACGGCGGCGGGTATACCATGGGGGCGCACACCGACAGCTACCCACTGGAAAGACAGGTGTCTATTAATACGTTTGTGAGTCCATACAGCGCATGGACGTATCTGTACCGATACCCAGTTGAGGTACAAAGCGGTATCAGCCAGTATGTAATTGCCGCCATCTGTGGCAACTTCTGGCAGGAGTCAACCATCAATCCTGGATTGTGGCAAGGCACGATTGTCGGCTCGCCCGGTTATGGTTTAGGACAGTGGACAGATAATGCGGAAACCGACCGCCGGACTAAATTATTCAACTGGTTGGACGCGAACGGGTACAGCCGGGACGATGGAAACGCACAGTTGGAATATTTAATCTATGAAAATGTGTGGTATTCCGTAGGAGCCGCCAGTGCTTACGGAAATCTGCAGGCGTTTTTACACAGTGACAGCACAGATCTGGACGCACTGACCGCCGCCTATATGAAAGGCTGGGAGGGAATCAGTGACGATGGAACACTTGCTTTCCGGCAGGAAAAAGCGCACGAGTGCTTCAATTATATTTCCGAACACGCAAAAGATTCTGCAATTACCGGATGGATTGTTGGAAATCGGTATTTATCTGATTCCGAACGTTTGAACAACGCGGTGATGGTATATCGGTACTTGTCAACCGGACAACCCGAGCCGCCTGAGCCGCCCCATCCCATGAAACCAAAAAGGCATAAAATGCCTATCTGGTTATATCCCAATTTAAAAAGGAGGTTTTAAAATGACACTAGAAGAGTATTGGACAGAAATTGTTGCCGATATTGGAAACATCGAAACGCATGGCGATGCGATTGCCGCCATCAGCGAAAAAATCAAAACCGAAGATACCGACATCGGAGCTCTGATGTCAGAACGTGACGCGCTGGTCGCAGAACGGGACGAACTGAAAGAAAAGTATGATGCCGCCGTTGCTGAAATCAAAAGCCGCTGGTCTGATCTTTCCCACGGCGGAAGTATCACAAAAGTAACCGAGTTTGGCGGAAAAGTGCCGGAAGCAGAAGACACCGCAACAAGTATCAATGATCTTGATATGTCTCAGCTCATCATGAGCGGAAAAGGAGAGTAACAATGGCAAAACTTGACATGACAAATATTAACATGCTGAACGCCGTTCGGCAGACGATGAGTGTTGATTACCGTGACAGAGTTCCTGTGGCAACGCGTGATAATATCGCGGATATTGCAAAAACGTTAACTGACCCGTATAATCCGATGGCAAGAAACGAACTCGTTCCGGCACTGGTGAATCTGATCGCCAGCCAGTCCATCAGTACCGAAGCGTTCCGCAATCCTCTGCGTGTACTGAACAGTAACGCTATGCCGTATGGAAACGGTGAACAGGAAGTTTATGTAAACTTTGCGCAGGGATATGCACACGATGCCAATATCAGCATCGAAGATGCGACCGCCATTTATGACAGCTACATTATGGCGCTGTATCATGTAATCAATTTTAATAACGATTATCCGGTAACGATCTGGTTTGAGGATATGCGCGGCGCGTTTCTCGATGATTACGGACTCAGAAGTCTAGTGCAGGCAAAAGTGGAGAGTGTCGTTTCCGCTTGTAACTGGGATGAGTTTACCACGGCAAAAGAACTGATTGCATCTGCAAAGCGCGCGGGTCAGATTTATCCGGTACACGTAGACCCGGTTACTGACCAGGCGAGCGCCAATGCGCTTGCGAAACAGATTCAGTCCTATATTGACAAGATTCAGTTCCCGAACCCGCTGTATAACTTTGCTGGCGCGACCTCGGCGGCGAAAGAAGATACGATTCTTCTGTTCGTTGACCCGGATACGAAAGCTGCTATGAACGTGGACAGCTATGCAAGTGCGTATAATCTGGACAGGATGATTCCGAAAGCACAGCAGGTACTCATTGACAACTTTAACGATGCAGAAGGTATTGTGGCTGTTCTTGTAGATAAGCGGTTCTTCAAAATCCGCGAACAGTACCGCATGATGGTGCAGGATAATGTAAACCGTGGTTTACGATGGAACAGCACGTATACGGTGAAAGAGATGTTCTCGTACTCACTGTTTTATCCGATCATTGTGTTTACGACAGAGACAGTTCTTGTTTCTTCCATCAAAGCAAGTGATGTAGGACTGGTGAACGCCGGAACAGATGTGGACTTTGGCGGCAGTTTTTCTGTTATTTCTACTGGGATAGCTGATAAAGCGATTGATGTGAAAGTAGAGGGCAACTCTTCTGCCGATACGTTTGTTATTCCGGGTACAACAATTCTTCGAATTGCAAAAGATGAAAAGAATTTGAAACCGAAAGCAAATAAAACAAATAGTGTTAAAGTTGTGATCACCAGTCGTTACGATTCTTCCAAAACGGCAAACATTTACTTTACGACAGATTAAGTAAGAGGGAGGAAACATGGATAATTTCATTCCGATGCCGCCGCAGGAAAATGTGGCGGCGGTTTCCCCGCAGACAGAGGTAATTTTAGCAAGTGGGATTGAATGGGGAAATGACTATGAACATGTGCGTTATTATGAAAATGGAAAAGCTGGCTGTCTGGCTCATGTAAGAGAAAAAGCAATTCATATTTTTAAGCAATCCGCGCCCGTGAGATGGGGAGAACTGACTTATAAAGGAAAAGGGAATGAGAGCGAATTTCTGAAATGCAATTATATTGCTTTTCAGAACAAACCTTATACGGAAGAATGGTATTTCGGTTTTGTGACGCGCGTAGAATGGTTGAGTGACGGAAGTTTCAAGATTTATTTCGAACCCGATCGTTTTCAGAACAGTTTTTACGATGTGGTACTTCAACCGTGCTATGTAGAGCGAGAACACGTTGCGAAAGCAGATGACGCAGTAGGTGCGAATCTAGTCCCCGAAAATCTGGAAACTGGAGAATACATTGTAAATGGTTCCGCTGGCATGGGTTTCGGTCTTATGAACTATTGTCTTATTGCCAGTGCGGATGAAAATGGCGTTGCATTGGAACCGGAATTAAATCAAAAAATAATGTCTGGTTTGACTTATTTTAACACTACAGATTTTGCTACCATGAAACAAAAAATTCAAGCCTATGCTAAAAGCGGAAATGCAGACGCTATTGTATCCATTTTTCAAGCACCTGCTTTATGCTTTTCTGCAAGTCCGCAAAACTTTACCATGGCTTTCCCAACAACGCTAGCTGGCTATACTCCAAAAAATAAAAAACTATTTCAATATCCATTTTCGTATTTAATTGCAGATGCGCACGATGGAACACAATATGCGTACCGACTCGAATACTTCAAAAACCAAAAAATAGTTTTTGGCGCACAAGGCGTAAAATTAAATATTCCGTCTATATACGTATATCCAATAAATTACAAAAATGAACCTACTGATAATACGCCATATGCATTTACTTATAGTAATTTTCCTACCTGCGCGTGGACAAATGACGCTTATCAAGCCTGGCTGGCACAGTCTCAACCTATATGGGATTATCAGACAAAACAGCAGTATATTGATACTGGAAAAAGTGTTGTATCAACCATTGCAAACGTATTAAGCGGTAATTTCGGAAAAGCCATCGAAAGCAGTATCGGTCAGACAGTAAGCAATTTTATGTTTGCCGAAAATATTTCAGCACAGATGGAGCAACACGATTTAATTCCGCCTACAGCAAAAGGAAGTGCTACTGGAAGTTATGTTCAGACTGCACTTTTTAGTAATACGATTGCATTAAAGACCATGTGTGTAACTCCGGAAATGGCGAAAGTAATTGACGATTATTTCACCATGTACGGATATGCAACGCATAGAATCAAAGTGCCGAATATCACAGGGCGGTCAAACTGGAATTTTGTGAAAACGGTAAATTGCGGATTGCATGGCGCGTGCGTCACAGATGATATCAATTTTTTGCAAACAATGTTTAACCGCGGCGTGACGTTCTGGCATACGGATGATGTTGGAAACTATGGTCTTTCCAATGATTAAGGAGGTGATATCATGTACAATAACCCGTATCGGGTGAGTAACAAAGAAGTGTGGGGACAATGGGAAAACAACCCGAATACGTCACCGGAAGAAAAGATGTATTTTCGCCACTTTTTCGACAAGTTCGTAAATTTAGCATTATCACGTTATGAGTATGACGGTTTACCGGATGAGATTCCGCCGCGGATGCTCAACTCCTATCTGTTATGGCAGGGAATGTGTCTGTTCAAAAAAGAACCAATCACCGGACTTTTCGGCGTGTTTGGTGTTAATCTGGTTGGAGAACCCGATATTTATGGTATACCGACCGATTGGATTGCTTATGCTATGAATGGACAGTATTATGAACAGACGGATAAAAACGAAAGTTCGTTGATTTTTGCCAGACCTTTTGCCGTGCCGGAAATTCTAAGCATTATTCTGCACGCGCAGAGTTTGGCGGAGAAAAAAGCGTCAACAAGGGTAAACGTCATTCAGCAGAGGACGCCAGTTGTCATCAGCGGGGATAGTACACAGAAGTTGTCGATTGACAATTTTATTCAGAAGTGGGTTAAAAATATTCCATTTATCAAAGCGAAAAACGATCTAAGAAAGCAGATTCAGATTGACACGATTGATCTGAAAGTACAGCCGATTTTTAACGAACTTGACATCGCCGCACAGAGAGAAGTAGCAGAATGTCTGGCTGATCTCGGTATCGAAGCAAGCGGCGTAGAAAAACCGGAACGGCTGGTTTCCGCTGAAACGAGTTACAACGATGGAGAGATCGAGTTGACAAGAAACGGAAATCTGGCTACCATTCAGCGGGGACTTGATGCGATCAATAAAATGTATGGATTGAATATTCATGTACATTTTAACTCTAAAATGGTAACGCCGATTAACCAGCCAGATGCATTTGAGACAATAAAAACGGCAACAGAAAACACCGGAAACCGGCAAACCGGAAAGTGAGGTGGAATAATGTTTCTTGACTATAACTACGAAACGAAAACACTAACAAATACGATCGAACAGTTAGTTATTGCAGACAACGTGATTCATCCACTTGAAAAACAGAACATTGATGGTATGATCGAAAAAGCGGTCGCGTTGGTGTTCAATTTTGATTTCCCTTTCTATGCGGATGCAGATTCCACGGAATATACCGCTATAAAGCTGGCATTCGAAAAAACGTTCTGTTTACAGTATTTCCGGGAACAGATCGGGTTAGAAACGATTGGTGAATTTCAGTATCATCTGAAAAAAATCCTTACTGTAAATATGCCGTACTATGAGCAGTTATACCGGAGTATTACTTTTGAGTATAACCCGCTGATTACTCATAAGAGTACGCGAAAAGTAACAAGTACGAAAGATGATACACGAACTGGTGTGATCTCCGGAGACAGCACAGCAAAAAACACAACATCAGCCGATACAAATAACGACACACAAAATATTCACTCTGACAATCCGCAGATCAATTTTGCCGGAACGAATTATGCGTCTACAATGGATAGGGGACAAAATACCATCCATAACAGTGCTATAAGCAATGGAGAGAATACCACAAAAACCAACAGTAATGACACGTATCATGCAGATAATAATGATACGATTGAAGATGAGGGATTCGACGGTAGTTACTCTATAGAAATTCAGAGATTCCGAGATACCATACTTAATCTTAACAAGCGTATTTGCGATGATTGCAGAGAGTTATTCTATCAATTTTATTAAGGAGGGATAATAATGGCAGAGAAACCAACGATTCCAGATTTTCCTACGTTGCCGGATTTCGGTAAGATGATTACGCAAGCATGTGAAGTTGTAGCAAGTGTGCGGGGGATTCCGTATGATTTCAACGGGACGTTGAGTCTAGAAAATAAATTTGTTGTGCTGTTTAAGACGGTGAAAGAAATGTTTGACGCGCAGGACAATCTTGTAAAAAGTTACAAGGCGTTATATGATTTTGTCAATCAGTATTTTACCAATCTTGATCTTCAGACAGAAGTCAACAAGAAAATAGAAGAAATGAAAGACAGCGGCGAACTTCTGAATTTATTAAAACCTACTGTAAGCAATGAAGTATCAACATGGTTAACATCTAATATCACGAATCCATCCAATCCGCCGATTGATAAGTCGTTGACGGTAGAAAATGCCGCCGCGGATGCTAAAGTGGTTGGTGAAAGACTGTTAAAAGATGGCATTGCTTATAGTAAACAGTTTAGTAAATCTGCATACTATAAGGGTTCCGCAATCAGTAGTAGAACTGATGTAAATGGAACTTCATATATTTCTTTTGATAACTATAATAAGGCAGAAGCAGGCACAAATACTCATTTAATTGGAGTTACGTCTAGATTTACTATTCCAATAGACAATCCAAAAACTGACACACTAGACGTTTATTATTTAGTTGATGCAAGAAACACTGGAATTGTCGGCGGATATTCTCTTTCATTATGGCTATCGTCTGCATATGATTGGAATAATGCTAATGTATGCTATGGGGGCAACATTGATTTTAAACCCGGAAAAATCTCTTTGAACAAAATGACACTTCCTAAAGGTGGTTCAACTTCTGATGTTATTAACTACGCTATAGTAAGAATTGACAACATTGCACATGTGCCAAACACTGTTAATATCAAATTCATGCTATTCACTGATAGTACACTGTACGACTTGTGGAATACTATTCCTGTAGTAGACAATACACTTACAATTAACGGTGCGGCGGCAGATTCTAAAGTAGTTGGAGAAAGATTATTGAAAGATGGACTTTCATATAGTAAGCAGTTTAGTAAGTCTGCATACTATAAGGGTTCCGCAATCAGTAGTAGAACTGATGTAAATGGAACTTCATATATTTCTTTTGATAACTATAATAAGGCAGAAGCAGGCACAAATACTCATTTAATTGGAGTTACGTCTAGATTTACTATTCCAATAGACAATCCAAAAACTGACACACTAGACGTTTATTATTTAGTTGATGCAAGAAACACTGGAATTGTCGGCGGATATTCTCTTTCATTATGGCTATCGTCTGCATATGATTGGAATAATGCTAATGTATGCTATGGGGGCAACATTGATTTTAAACCCGGAAAAATCTCTTTGAACAAAATGACACTTCCTAAAGGTGGTTCAACTTCTGATGTTATTAAC